CAGGCTGGTAATCGGTTGGTGCAGGTGATTATTTACGATTATGAGGATTGGCAGAGGTTGGAAAGGGAATAAAAGTGACTGGAGCGCGATAAATAGTGGTTAAAAGTGATCCGAGAGCATTGTTAGATAAACAGTTATCGAGTCTTGATGTAGAGGAGACTCGTTATGTTTACACGCGTGCGATGACAACAACAGACAAAGATGCGTATAAAGCTGTTGGCGTATCTTATAACTGGCTGACAGCGCACGACAAGGAAAAGCTAAATTCCATTGCAGCAGAACTGGCAAAGGATGTTGTCTATCAAATGCTTAAGTTGATGGAACAGCACGGGGTAAGGGCGACAAAAGAGCTTATAGATGAGCTTGACAATAGAGATGTTCGCGTAAGAAGCGCGGCTGCTCTAAAACTCATTGAATACATTATTGGTAAGCCTACGGTTTATGTAGAGCAAGATGTAAAACAATCCAACGAGATCACTGTCACAATCAAGAGATCTGATGACTGAAGTTACGATAGATGAGAGTGTCTTTAATAACGTTTATATCCCTTTTCTGGGCGATGTATCTCGCACGCAAATATATTATGGCGGGTCTGGTTCTGGCAAGTCGGTATTCCTTGCGCAGCGTGCAGTGATCGACCTGATGAAAGGCGGGCGTAACTACCTGATACTGCGGGCAATCGCCAAGACCATCCGTCACAGCGTATTCAAGGAAATTGAAAAGCTAATTAGCAACTGGAATTTATCAGAATTATTTCATGTCAACAAATCAGAGATGGTGATTACCTGTTCAAATGGATATCAGGCGATCTTCGCGGGGCTTGATGATGTTGAAAAGTTGAAGTCAATCACAACGCAAAAGGGTGCGATTACTGATATATGGGTAGAAGAGGCGACAGAGGTAAGAAAAGACGACATTAAGCAGCTGAATAAGCGTATGCGCGGTGTTGATGTTTATAGTGACGATCCAGTATTGCCGAAGCGGTTGACGATGTCTTTCAATCCTATTATCAAATCGCATTGGATTTATACAGAATACTTTGCGGGCGTTGGTTGGCAGGATGACCAAACAGAATATCGCGATAGGGATATTGTCATATTGAATACTTGGTACAAGCATAATCGATTTTTGACAGAGCAAGACATTGCCGACCTGGAGAATGAGGAAGATGAATACTTTTACAAAGTATATACGCTTGGGGATTGGGGTGTGCTGGGCGATATTATATTCACGAATTGGGAAATTGCTGACCTAACGGAGCAAATGCAATTATTTGACAATCTACGAGATGGGCAGGACTTTGGTTATTCCAGCGACCCTGCGGCTTATATTAAGTCGCATTATGACAAGAAGCATAAGACCATTTATGTAATAGATGAATTATTCCAGACAGGGCTTGATAACGAAGCTTTGGCTGAGAACCTGAAAAGCCTTGTTGGTTACCGTGCCGTGATATGTGATAGCGCAGAGCCGAAAAGTATTGACGAGCTGAAGAAATATGGCATTAATGCACGTCCGGCGCTAAAGGGTCCTGATAGCGTGAGGCATGGCATTCAATGGCTGCAAAAGCACAAGATTGTTGTTGATCGCAGGTGCGTGAACCTCATTCGCGAATTAGAGCAATATCACTGGAAAAAGGATAAGTGGGGTGAGAGTTTGCCTATTCCAGTTGATAGATACAATCATGGGATTGATGCCCTACGATATGCCTATTCAAATGACATGATAGAGCGCAGTGTGATCCTGTTTGGAGCGTAGGAGAGAACTTATGGCGAACTTTAAAGCAATTACCGAGATACCGAGTTGGTTTGACAGGCTGGCAAGCAGCGATGGCGTTCCTGATAACAACGCCACGTTATATGGGAGAGTGCCCTATCTGTTCAGGGTGATCCAGCTGCGGTGTGACACGCTTGCGGGAGTGCCTGTGAAGGTGTACCGGCTGGATGATGAAGACGAGGTTGATGAGCAGGAGTGGCCGTTCCCGACACCGCTTGAGCGGTTGTTGTGGCAGTGGGAGGCAGGATCGCTGTTATCCGGTGCGGCGTATGGTGAGATCGTGCGCAATAATTCGGGCTATCAGAAGGATGTGCAATATCGCAATCCGTTCGGTATGCACGTGGACTATCGGGATGGCGTGATCACCATCAAGCAAAATCAGTCCGGTGCAATCTGGGAAAACAACATCTTCACCGGCAACTATGAGATGGTGTACATGGCAGAATACGATCCTGGTCAGGACATCTTGCCAGGCGTTGCACCAGCTGCTGCCGCCAATATGGATGTGAAACTGTTATACGCTTTAGCGAAGTTTCCAGAGATGTACTTTGAGGGTGGTGCAATGCCCGTCACCTTGCTGGGGATTGATACCACAGACAAGAACGAAATCAGCAGGGTGGAGCAGTGGTTCAAGCGCAGTGCAACGACAATCAAGAACGCCTTCAGAGTGTTGGGCATCCGGGCGGGTTCAATCACGCCTACCACGTTGACGCCGCTGCTGAAGGATCTGACAATGCCAGAACTGAACGCAGAGGCGAAGCACAATATCGCAACGGCATTCAGCATTCCGAGAACGATGTTGGATAGTCAGGCGGCGAACTATGCAACGGCTGTTGAAGAGCGCAAGTCGTTCTATGAGGACACGATCAAGCCAAGAGCGCACAGATATGAGAGCGCGCTGAATGAACAATTATTAGCGCGTGAGGGCTTGCGGATAGAATTTGCCTTCAATGAACTGGAATTGTTCCAGGAGGATGAGAGCGAGCGTGCGGATTTACTGCTGAAGCTGACACAGGCTGGCTTACCAATTGAGGTTGCGCTTGAGCAGGCAGGGTATAAGCTATCAGAGGAACAGATTGCGCAATTATCGGTGCACCAGGATGAGTTAGACGAAGCGAGAGAGATTGTGCGTTATGCCAGTCCGCTTGAGGATGAACTTGGCAAGTGGCAGCGGTTCGCAGAAAAGCGGATCGCAGAAGGCAAGGCGTTGCGTGAGTTTGAGAGCGAGATCATCCCGGCAGGATTACATGGTGCGATATCGGGAGCTTTGGAAGGCGTGACGAAAGTTGAGGATGTCAAGCGAGTGTTTGAAGGCGTGATTGCATGGGAAGGATATCCATAGATGGACATAATCAATCGTGACGAGATAGAGCGAAGGTTTGCCCGTGTTCTGGGGCGTGATTTGCGCGCAGAACTTGACAGGCTGATGGGCTATCTGGGCGATCCGCCTGCGCTGGCGAATGTGCCGAACGCATACTGGCAGAACGGATGGCGTGACATTCAGAAGGATGTCGAGCCGATCCTGGTGGATATCTATTTGCGTCAGGCAGAAGCGCAGATGAACGAACTGGGTATTGGCGTGGATTGGGACATGGTCAACACAAACGCATCACGCTGGGCTGGCAAGCATACCGAGGATATGTTATCAGAATTGTTTGAAAAGCGCTATGAGCACCTGAACGAAACGCTGCCGAGATTCTATCAGGAAGGCTGGAACTTGAGTGACCTGCAGACNGAACTTGAGAAGTGGTATTCCCCTGTACGAGCCGAGATGATATCCGTCACCGAAACGACACGGGCGGCGGCTGAAGGTGAACGGGCGTTTGCAGAACAGATGGAAAGAGAGCTGGGCGTGCAATTGATACCGATCTGGCAGACCAGCAATGATGAGATTGTCAGGCGATGCCCGATCTGCTGGCCAAAGCACGGCAAGCCCATCACGGACGGCAATTATCCACCGGCGCATCCACGCTGCCGCTGTTGGGTGACGTACAGAGTGCCGAAGGAGCAATCATGACCAGTATACGGCTTGAGGGCAGTGAAGAGTTGATTAAGAAACTGCAATCGCTTGAGGATATGAAGCGGGTCAAGGCGGGCGTGGTGAATGCTGCCGAAACGCTACGGGACAAGGTGAAGGAATACCCTCCACAATCCAGCAGACCTAACCCGATGCTGAAGGTGAATGACAAAATGCGGCGTGGGTTCTTTGCCAAACTGAAGGCTGGCGAGATAGAAGTGCCTTATCGGCGAGGGCAGTCACCAGGCAGCAAGAAACTGGGGCAGTCGTGGAATATAGAACGAAAGAACTATGGCTTCAAGGCAATCATTGGCACAAAGGTAAGTTATGCAAGGCTTGTACAGGATAGCGCACAGCAAACCAGTTATCACAGGCAAACGGGCTGGATCACCACGAAGCAAGCGGTGATGTTATACGGCGATGAGGCAATGCAATACATAAGGGACGCATTCAAGAGCGAGGTGAACAGTGGATAAGTTGAGAATCAAGATACAGGTACCAGAGGGCATGATAGACAGGGATGTCACGTCAGAGAAGCGCATCAAGACAGATGCAGATTATACCGATGTGGGCTGGCGTATTCTGGGCGTGCCATTTGGCGGTCCGATCAAAGGGCGTGATCTGGATGGTGAAGCCTTCCATGAGGACACGGACATCTGGCTGAAAGTGGGTGACCAGGTGAACATCACCTACTATCATGGTTATGGACCTGATAAGCCTGACGAGAGGCAGGTGCCGCCTGTTGTGATTGGACGTGCAACCTATGTGGGCACGGATAAGCGAGGGCACTGGTTCGATCCGATGCTGGACTATGAAGAGCCGTTAGCGCAGAGGACGATCCTGGCAGGCACTGACAAGCTGAAGGCATCCAGTGGCGCAATCAGTCATCTTGTGCGCATGGGCAAAGGCGGCTTGATTGACGTGTGGCCTGTGGGTGAGCTGGCGATATTTGACACGAACGAATGGCGATTACCAGCGAATGACTTCGCTGTTATCGAATCAAAGTCTGTGAGCGTCACAGAGATGGTCCCGGAGGCTTCGGAGGAAGCGGCG